ACAGGTTTCACAGCAGAACTTAATGGTCCTACTATACACCTTGAGTGGGAACCTATCGCAACCTTAGACCTTAGTTACTACCGCATTAGGCACTCCCTTGAGGAAACTGGAGCTACTTATGCTAATGCTACTACGGCTGTAGATAAAGTACCTCGTCCTGCCAACAGTGTGTCTGTACCTGCAAGATCAGGAACCTACCACATTAAGTCTGTAGATAAGTCAGGTGTTACCTCTGAGAACTATACCTCAGTCGTAGTACCAGCAGCAGCACTTGAGCAGTTCACTACAACCCTTACACAGACAGAAGACCCTACTTTTTCTGGGGCTATTGCGGAATCTACTGCCCCCTCCACATATACAGAGAACGGTATCCCTGCCAATTTAGTTCTAGACTTCGAGAACGAAACTTACGTAGGTGGCCCTTCTGCCGTTGTGGTTAATAACTCTTTGAGGATAGCCAATGATGATGTAGCCCCATCCAGCGCAACTTATGACTTTAGTGCTGTGATTGATACAGGTACACCGAGATTGGTTAGGTCTAGGGTTGATATGGTTGTAACTAGAGTAGATAGCTCTGCTGGCTTATGGGATAACATCGCAGGGGACTTCGATAGTATACCCGGTTTGTTTGACGACTTCACAGGCTCTGCACAATTTGCAGACACCAACGTAAAGACTTTCATCTCTATTACGCAAGATGATCCTGCTGGTACACCTACGTGGACTAACTACCAAGCGTTTAGGGCTGGAGATTACTTTGGTAGAGCCTTTAGGTTTAGGGCTGTTCTAACTTCTACATCTGAAAATATCACACCATCAATAACCGAACTTGATGCAATAGTGGAGTACAACTAAGTGTCACAAAATGATTTCATAATTGCCAACCAAACGGCACCAAACTTCAGGGCTGACTTGAACTTAGCACTTCAGGCTCTGGCCTCTAGTTCCTCTGGGGCTACTGCCCCAAGTACTATCTATGCTAACATGCTTTGGTATGATACAGCTACAAATATCCTTAAGATGCGCTCTGAAGCTAATGACGCGTGGATTGAATTGGGGACACTAGACCAAAGTGCTAATACGTTTACCCCAGAGGGTTTAACTGCTAAGGCTGACTTAGCGTCCCCTGTGTTCACAGGCAACCCCACAGCCCCAACACCCACGACAGGTGACAATGACACAAGCATAGCAACCACAGCTTTCGTTGCCAATTCTGCGATTGGTGTGGGCCAAACGTGGCAGGATGTATCAGGCTCAAGGGCGTTTGGCGGCGCTGTTTATCAAAACACTACAGGCCGACCCATCATGGTTAGCTGCGGAGCCCCTGATAACAGTGAGTTTCAAGTATCAATCGATAATGTAACATGGTTGCAGCTTGGTGCGACTGACACAGACCAAGATAACGGTTCCCAGCCGGGTGGTTTCATCATACCAGACTTGTACTACTATAGAGAGACAGCCTCTGGCACGGTCAGTCTTTGGGTTGAATTAAGGTAAGGATAATAGAATGGAAAAAGGTTTTTATCACCCGTCACGCGGGTACTGGCAAACAACAGGCGAGGTTTCGCAACGTGTATTGGACACATATCCTAACGGGACAATAGGGGTTCCTGTGAGGCCAAGTAAAAATCATCAGTGGCGGAATGGTGCATGGGTTGAAGTCTTGCCGACACCAGAGGAAGTTGCAGCAGAGTTAGCAGCCAAGGGTGCGGCTCGTGTTGAAGCAATCAGAAACGCACTCGACAACCAAAACAGCGTCAACAATGTGCTTCTGAAGATCAGCTTCATCCAAGAGAACCGAATTCGCGTTCTTGAGGGTAGACCTGAGATTACAAAAGAACAGTTCCGTACTTGGGTGGACAACCAAATAGACTAAGGAGTAAACCTATGTGGTATGAAGTTAGGTATCTTATTGCATCACCAGCGTTACTTTGGTTATACTGGCAGTATGTAGTTACTTACAGGTGGTATAATGCACCTAAGTGGTTCACCTATCTTCTATCACCCATGTTTGCACCTATGGCAGTAGCCTTTGTACTACAGAACATACTCTTTAACCTGACCTTTGGTTCTTTCATCTTCTGGGAGAAACCTACGACTACCTTCTTCACTGGTAGGATTAATAATGCAGAAGAATATAGGAAGGTCAGGTATAGGAAGCTTATGAATCCCCATGACCCTGACCATATTCCTTAACACTCACTCACACTATAGGAATAACAAATGCTACTACAGGACTTTATGAGGTGGCTTAGGTGGGTCAACTCGCGTAAAACTACTACCACCACACACGTGCAGCCCACAAGTGTAGAGCGTATCGACATGATTAAGAAGCATGAGGCATTACGCCTTGAGGCTTACCTACCTACAGCACATGATGTATGGACTATTGGTTGGGGTCACACAGCTACAGCTAGACAGGGCATGACAATCACCACACCACAGGCTGAGAAGCTGCTCAGGGACGATCTTAAGTGGGTCCGTGAGGTGCTAGCCAAGGATGTTAAGGTGCCACTCACACAGCCCCAGTATGACGCTCTGGCAAGCTTTGTGTTTAACCTTGGTGGTGCTAACTTCAGGTCATCCACACTCCTTAAGAAACTAAACGCCAAGGACTACACAGGTGCTGCTGATGAGTTACTCAAGTGGGACAAGCAAAGGCAGAACGGTAAGATGGTAACCCTAAGAGGTCTAACCAAGCGTAGAAAAGAAGAACGTGAGCTATTCCTTCAAGGCACTAAAGCATAACAGGGGTAGAGTATGTCAGTAGAATTAGAACGCAGAGTACAAAAACTAGAGGTCGCACATGATGACCTCAAAAGCTCTATTAATAACTTAAACACCACCTTAGCACTGTTGAACCAGACTGTATCTACAATGTATGAAAACGAAGATAAGAAGAAGGCTATGCTCGACAAGATTTACCTATTTGTATTCGGTGCATTTGCTGCTGCTGCTATTACATGGGTGATTGGTGGGGGGCTTACAAGATGACCATACTACCTAGGTTAACATCCTTCCTACTTGGGGCTATTATCTGCAGCATCTTCTTTGTTCCTTACCTACCATTGTGGGGTGTTAAGCCTTATACTGATGTCAAGATACATTCTGAGGTGTGGGACGAACGCAGTTTCACATTAGGTGCGTCATTCGTAAAAAATGGTCAATGCACTTTAGTAAGCTTCTCTGTAGTAGCTTTTGCGAGTGACATCCCTGTGTACGTTAAGTACCGAGACTTGGATGGTTTATCGCAAGAGTTTGATAGGGAGGAGGGTGCGCAGGGTCTTAACATTATTGTGGACGTAGAGCGTGATAGTATTGATTACCTTGAGACTAGAACACGACACAGGTGTATCGACGAACAAGGTAATGAAGAAGTAACCACAAAGGTGTTTAGTAGACATGAAGCAGCCAAGTAAAACATGGAGTAGAGAGACAGCCTTTATACTATTGTCTGTCCTCTGCTGGACTATCTACCAGAATAACGTAGGTATGGCTGAGGTAATCATCTGGCCTATTACAACGTATGCAGCTATTGCCTTCGGGCTTAAGCGTGTGGATGAATCTACGGGGATATGGGGTAGTAAAAAATGATTAAGGTTTATATGCTAGGTGCTGTAGCTACACTTATTATTTCTATGGGTGGTATCATCTATTGGCAGAATAGTAAGATCAGCAGCCTAAAGGCTAAAGAGGTAGAGTTAACCTTTGCCATTGATAGTTGTAGCTCTAGGGTAGAAAACTTAATTGAGGACATGAAAAGTGACACAAAGATTGACAGTACGCCTGATGATGGCCTTAGTGATCTTATCGACCCTAGCTGGTTGTTTAGGAACTAGCGTAAGCATTGAGGCTAATGATAAGCCTTTGTTCTGTGATGTAGAAGAGAAACGAGAGTTCACTCAGGAAGAGATTGACTGGCGATCTGCCAATGCACCTTGGAACCTGAGAAGAGACATCAAGACTAATACTACATGGGACAGAGAGTGTATCCCTGTGGAGTAGTACTTGAGTACGTACAATAGAAAAAGCCCCCAAGAGTATTCCACTAAGGTTTACTCTTGGGGGCTTTTTGCGTTTTAATCCTAAGCAAGTGACTTGCGACCCTACCAATCGGAATAGCTGTTACTCTTATTCAAGTTTTGTTCTGCTGTAAGTATCTGTAGGTTCCACGGTACATGAAGTCCTCTTACACCTTTACCCTTAAGTGGGACGATGTGATCTACATGACGCTTAACACCATCCATCATCTCAAGGGCTTTGGCTATTTTGTAGTAGAGGCTGATCTTGAGGTCTTGTTCTTCTGTGAGCCATTCGGGTGTTGCACTACGTTTCCTTGCTCGTCTTTTGGCGTTATTTGCTCTGTAAGAATCTTTATTCTCTTGGTAGTACTCTTCATAGTACTCTTGATTCTCTTGGTAGTACTCTCTATTGTACTCTTTCCTGTGCCCTTTATTCTTTTGGTAGTACTCTTTATAGTGTTCTTTATTCTCTTGGCGGTGCTTTCTATTGTACTCTTTTATGTACTCTTTGTTCTCTTGGTTGTACTTTCTCTTGCGATCTTTATAGTACTCTTTATTCTCTTGGTAATACTTTCTATGGCGCTCTTTCTCGCGCTCTTTATTCTCTTGGTAGTGCTTTCTCACGCACCCCTTACACTTGTACTGAAGCCCATCAGGCGCACTTTTACTCTTACTAAAGCACTCAAGCCCCTTAACCTCACCACACTTAGTACACTTCTTCTCTTTAGCCATCTTGGGTACTCCCCTCTGAAATCATTAGTTACCCCAGAGGGGCTATACTCTACTTAAGCTGGGTTACCCCAAGTAATACACTCATAGGCTACTACACCTTGTAGGGCATTGTTAAGGGCTACTTCAGCATTGACACGGGCTAGGTAACACTCATCTTCTGTAGCATAAAAAGACTTACTCGTAAGGGCTGCACATTCTGTAGGGTTCGCGTATAGGCACACGAGGGCTACTGCTGTAATCATTTTTACCCAAGCTCCTTATAGCAGGCCATCATAACCTCATTAGCGAAGTCTTCAATAGCCTGTTGCTTGTAGCCCTCCGTAGAGAACCGTGGTGTCTCATAGGCTGCAATCAAAAGCATACGAGCAAGTTCATTATCCGTTGCGTTCATAGCTGTACCCATGTTTACGCCACCTTGACGTAGTTCCATGATGGTAGCTGCTAGTTCACCCCAGATTATACAAGGGTCTTCTTCTTGTGCCAGTACTGGGGTTACCCAAAGTGCCATAGCTGCTAGTGTTGCTTTAATCGTGTTCATCATTTAGTTGCTCCTTGCTTGTCCGTGGTTACGTTGTGTACGACCACCTTTGTCATTCTCTGCGTTATTACGTGGGCCGCTACGACCTGGTGCTGATTGGTCACCATTGCCAAATCCATTGTTACCCTTTACACGATCTTGCTTGTCAGGACCACTAGGATCACCAGTGTCGTCATTATCGACAGGAATACTATCGGGATCACTAGGTTTGTCTTCCTCATCTTCTGTCTCCTTTGGTTCTTCTGGATGCTCATTTTCCACCGTGGGGGTATACCTCGGTTCATTGATGTATGACGAGCAGCGTACTTCCATCTCCTCACCCAACTTACCATCGAAGTACACATCCTCACAGATGGTTACAACTTCAGGTTCATATGAACAAGCAGATAGGGTAGCCACGAGAGTGGTAGTTAGTAGTAGTTTCTTCATTTGGTTAGTCCTTAGTATTACATTAGGCCCCCGCCCCAGTTTGTATTACTTATGTATCTCCTTTAGTGTTTCAATAGCCCATGCCTGATATTGATGAGCCTTCTCCATGTCTTCTACAGGGTTACCTTTGTACATAGCCCTGTGCTGGTACTTCATTTGATTTCCTCGACAGTAGGCTACAAAACCTTCTTTACCTAGCACCTGCTTGATGTAGTCAATACACTCAATACCCTCACCTTGATTGTAGTGTGCAGGCTTACTCACATTGTTATAGTCTGTCACTTCTTTTCCCTTGCTTACCATGTATGCCCAGTACCTCATACTTACTAAGTTTTCTCTTTGATAAAGACCTCAACCCACATTCGGGTCAAGTCACTTCTGACAATATCTTCCAGACCAAACTCAATGATAGGTACTGGCAGGTCATACTTATTAACATAACTCAAGATGGTTGTCAACCCGTCTGTTACCTTAAGGTCTGACTGCATAATGTCCCCATTGAGAACGATCTTAGAGCCTTCACCTACTCGTGTCAATAGCATCTTTAGTTGATCGAATGAGATGTTCTGTGTCTCATCCACAATGATAAAAGAGTTCTTGAATGACCTACCCCTCATCATAGCCATAGGTGCAACCTCAATATTACCATTCTTTAGTCCTGTATCTACAACACCCTTACCCAAGTGTTCTTCTAGGACGTCAAGAACAGGTAAAGCCCACGGCTCTGTCTTCTCTCGTAGGTCGCCCTTTAGGAACCCAATACCATCACCTACAGAAACATGAGGGCGAGTAATAACAATCTTATTGATCTTCTTGGCCTGATACAAGGATGCAGCTATACTTGAGACTACATAGGTCTTCCCTGTACCTGATGGACCAAAGCAAACCACTTGAGCTTCTTGACCTAAGATTGCCTTAATGTACAAACCCTGAGTGTCAGTCTTGGGTAGGATACTAATGGAAGACTTCTTACTATCAAACTTGGTTGGTTGTCGGGTAGTCTTTGGCTTGGGTTTCTGCTGTACCATGTTTTACCTTTACAGTTAAGTTGATAGTGGCTGCTGGTTCCTCATTTACCCCCATTTAACTGCAAGCCTCACTATTGCAGCACCACTATGTCTATTTAGACACTAGAGCATC